ATTTTTTTTCAGTCTGGCAGACCTCTCGATACAGATTTATCTCCAATTCATCCTTATGCACCTCATACCAATCCGCCACATACTGCGGCACTACTGGTTTAGGGAAGAATGAGTCATACAAGTCCTCTGCGTATGATACAGAACCACCAGATATCCTTGATATTATCCGCACTGCTTCTTCTCGACTTATTGTTTCTTGTCTAGTCATTTTCCACCTCTCACATAATATTTTCGTTCCAAGTCAATCATCTCTTGTCTAAGTTCAATTCCTAGACGTTTGATTTTTGATTTGTTAGCTGCCGATGCCGTCCACCCATTAGGTGGTTCTTTGGAAAGCTCTTCACATTCAGAAATGTACCTATCACACATATTTTTTATGTAATCTAATTCATCCATCACATTCCACCATTTCAACCTTATACTTCCTAGCATTGCGATATTTCAATCCCAATCTGTGTAATTCATTAATCGCATCGTTCTTGTTGTTGAAGACATGCTCACTATCCTCCATGCCGTCGTAATAGACAATTACTTTATATTTCATTTTCTGCCTCCTCTATTTCACAAAAAATCAATCTGTTGCATCTGTGTTTTGAACCTCCCTGGCCTTCTCATCTAGAAAATCCCAGATAATGTGGAATTGATTTTTAACCAGTTGGTCCTGGTTGTATTTATCACAGATTTGGTTGATAGAGGTAATTGCCCAATTCCAGTAATCGGGTGTATTGAACCCAACCAACTGCATCATGCGATTGCTCTCTCTCATCCAATTTGGAACCTCTACTTCAAAGAACTCGATATAGTTCATAGCTGTTCCACCTTGATGTATATTCCAACAGTATCCGACCAAAACTTTTCAGCAATCTCACTGGCCACTTGCGCATCATCATGCCAATAACCAAGATCAGTCATGCAGTCCTTAAGTAATTTCTGCAAGTTATCTGTATCTGGTTTAGTAGTCTTGTACTGGCCATGAGTCGCTTTTTTGATTTTAGGAAATAGCCACTTGACTGTGAGACGTATAGGTCCGTCTATCTGCTCTTCTGGAGTGTATGGACTCAACAACTCAGTGAATAGACTTCTGGCTTCCTTCAAACTTTGAGGCTCATAGAAATGCGGTTTACCATTTCTGACAGTGACTTTCTTTTGTTGATGCGTTGTGGTCGGTATTTTCTGCACAGGTAGGAAAAATTCAATCATTTTTCGCCACCTCACCTTGATAATCGATACCGGTCCATTTTCCAGTCTCTCTGTCATAGGTAATATATCCAGCCGTTTTGAGTTGGTCCTTTACCCAATTCAAGAGAATCGGTTGATTCGCGATCCATTTCAAAACCTCTGAATCTGAATACCAAAAATCTTGACCCGGTAACGTGTGATAAAGTGGAGGCATTTTTTTCCCAATATCCAATTTGACCGAATATGTTTTTTTCTTTCGTGCCATAACTTTTTACCTTTTTTAATTTTGCACTTTCTTTTTACTTTTTCTTATTACTTACCACGCTCACGCGCCTAAGTTCAGAGTGAAGGACAGGGTTACAGGGTTACATGGGGGAGTCTTGGGACCCCCATGTTCCTGTACCTGTTCTTCTGAACTCTCAGGGACATTTTCCTAAATATCTCTCCTCACAGAGGGAGATATTCTGTCCCTGATTTTGTCCCTAGATTTTCGGGTTTGTCCCTAGAGTCTATAAATCGCATGGTTGAGCGATTTCTTAGGGACATTTTCAGGTTTGTCCATGACCCTAGAGGGTTCTTAGGGACACAAGGACATTTTCGGGTTTGTCCTTGACTTTGAGGGACATTCCCGAAGTTGTCCCTCAGGTTTGTCCCTCGGGTTTGTCCTTGTCCCTATTTTGTCCCTGGCTCTTCTCTCGGTGAAATTTGGTTATTTTTAACTTCAAAATTACCATTATTTTTCACCCATCTTCTGATAGTTTTTTCGCTGACCGGTTTATCTTCTGTTGAAAAATATTCCACCACTTCACTTAATTCGACTGGGTTGTTCCCATCAAATAATACCTGCATGGCGGTCTTAAATCTTTCATCAGCAGATTTCTTTTTCTTCTCGTTAGCTTTCTTGCTGTCTAGATTCTTCTTCCAACCTGGCGCAGAGTCCTCTAATTGAATATCAGCCAGCACACCAGTAGTGTCCACTTCATGAACTGGATAGCTGAACCACATATTGACCGGTTGGAATTTAGCAAACTCACGAAGGGTCCCTTCAACTCGCCAAGCAGTTGCAATCTCAATACTATGGGTCGTCGTCTTGACCTCGTCAAGGTAAGGTTTACGCTTCATAACATCAGGAATTGCTTTATCAAAGTGCTGTTGCATCTGATATCGACTTTCCAGATCATCGAGACTGACATAGTGTTGGTAGTAGTCGTTTGCTTGTTCTTGGAGAGCTCGTTGATAAATTCTAGCTGTTGCTTTTTCAGTACGAGCTTTAACGAGGTCTTCGTTAAGCTCTAACTCTACTAAGTCAACCAGAGCATCAGGGTCTCTGGCAAATACCCCAGAACCGCTAGCACGGTCCATGGACTTCTTACCACCTTGAGAACCTTTTGAGTGATGGTGACAATAGATTACAGCACACCCTAGCTCAGTAGCTACCTTATCGAACTGATTGGTAAAATGTGCCATTTGATCCGCTGAGTTCTCGTCGCCAGTCAGGACCTTATAGATAGGGTCGATAATAACCGCTTGGTAATTCTTTTTCAGCGACCGCCTAATGAGTTTCGGGGCCAGCTTATCCATTGGCACTGTCTTCCCACGGAGATTCCAGATATCGATATTGCCAACGCTTGCTGGAGGTAAATTCATAGCATCGTAGACGTCTTTAAAGCGGTGAAGGGCTGACGGCCTATCCAGCTCTAAGTTGACGTAGAGGACTTTCCCTTGTTCGCACTGCCAACCAAGCCACTTGTGCCCCTCTGCGATAGCGATTGATAACTCGATGAGAGCAAACGACTTACCAGCTTTTGACGGCCCTGCAATTAGCATCTTATGACCTTGACGCAACACACCGTGGATAAGTTCTGGGGCTAAATCTGGAAGGTGGTCCCACTCGTCCGCTAGTGTTTCAGGATCAGGAAGGTCATCGTTTAAATCTTCAACCCATTGATACCATTCTTCGTAGTTGGCTTTCCCCAGATTTGTATCAATCAAGAATTGCTTATGGCCATTTCGGATAACTCCAGGCATGCGAGAGAGTCGACTTGGATTACGGTTTTGGGTGTCAATATCAAGCCCGTTTTTCTTACAAATCTGATAAATGTAATCGACACGTTTCCGATATTCTTGGTAGTCTCTAGCATCCACTCGTACCACTGCGTGTAGCGACTTGTGTCCAGAGTGTACCAGTGTCGCAATAGGAAGCTCCAACTCTTTAAATAGAGCGTATTGTTTCCCAAGCTCCATGCTGTCTGATTCTACTAAAGCGTATCTGAAATCAGTGACATTATCGTTCTTGACGCCCTTTCCATCCAATGGGTTGAAACGAATCCAAGCACCGGCTTCTTCCTTGTAGTCTCCGAAGACTGCGCCAATATCATCACCATTACTCTGAAGTTCTTTGATAAGCTCTCCGGCAGTCCTGTCGTAATTGCCTTGAGTTGGCTTATAGATTGGCCCGTTCTCTGTTTCAATCGGATAAGTAGATGTGACATAGCCAACAAGGTCGGTCATTTCAAACAACGTTTCGATGTATTTGATAAGGTCTTTGACTGGATGCCAATTAATCGGTTCTCGGATTTCCTTTGATTCGACCCAGTTCTTATCTACGATTTGATAATCACGGTCGATTGTAGAATCCCAGTCGAGCTCATAGTTTTCACCCGACTTGTTCATTGGTTCCCAGCCGTTATCTTTGGCCATTTGTGTGATAGTTGCACCAGTAACAGCACCCCCTCCGTCGTATTGGAAGGTATCCCATTTACTGAAACACTCACCTTTTTTATAGCGACTATCAGATTGAGACCAAGTATCCCAATCCATTGCCGTGTAACCCTCTTGTTTTAGGGCCATTCCTACGTTTACCCACTCTTGATAAGACAATGTAGAAGGATCAATATAATCTAAGAGTGGGATTAAATCAAAAGTACCTTCTGACATTTAATCTCCTTTATTCTGGTTGGTATGTAGCTGGAATGATTCCTTTTGGTATTCTCCAGCCGCTGGCAGCGATTCGGTTAATCAAATTGCTGGCATCTTCAAATTTCCACATTCCGACATTGCGGAAGCCACGACCTTCGAGTAATCGTATTTGTTTAGGTGTGGTCAACCCACTGTCTTTGCGTTTGTTTAATCGGTCCAGTAGTTTACCAGCTTTTCCAGCATTCCCGATTTCTTCAGCATAAATACCGAATTTTTCGAGTGCTTTAAGCTGTTTTTCTGAAGGAGGAGCCATCTCCCAACCGAATGATGGGACGTAGTCCGCTAAATCTTCGGCTTGGATTGACATTTCGAACTGTAACGGATCCACAAGTTTACGTTTTTTCTTTCGCTGTTCTGCGAGTTGCTTAGCGAGAGCTTCTTCTCTCTCGGCGACAACATCTTTTCCAGCTTGTTCTTCGGCTTCCAATAGACTGAACTCAACCTCGGTATCTTCAGCCATGTTTTCGGTCATTTTTTTGGCAACTTCTGGACTGCTGGCGATTAAATGCGCTGGTCTACAAAGTTCGTGACGTTCAGTGTGCCATAGGAAATCGAGTAGTAATAGGTTCTCTTTCCCTGGAGCGAGACGTGTTCCACGACCAACCATTTGACTATACAGAGCACGGACTTTTGTCGGCCTTAACACAACCACGCAGTCAACTGTCGGGCAATCCCAGCCCTCAGTTAATAGCATCGAGTTGCACAAAACATTGTATTTATCCTTGTCGAAATCTTCTAGGATTTCAGCGCGATCCTTGGACTCTCCGTTTACCTCAGCAGCTCGAAAACCCTTCTCGTTTAGGATATCTCGGAATTTCTGCGATGTTTTAACTAACGGTAAGAAGACGACTGTTTTTCTGTCTTTGCACTGCTTAACCATCTCGTCTGCAATCTGTTCGAGATAAGGGTCTAGGGCTGTTCCGATTTCACTGGCTTTGAAATCACCACCTTGTTGGCTGACTGTTGACAAGTCAAGCTCGAGAGGGATTGTAATAGCTGTGATTTTCGATAGATACCCTGATTTAATAGCGTCAACTAATGGGTACTCATAAGCTAAACTGTCGAAATAACTTCCTAAATTTCGCATATCACCACGGTCTGGCGTGGCTGTGACACCTAAGACGTTAGCTTCTCCGAAATGTTCTAGCACACGTTGATAGCCGTCTGATATAGCGTGGTGTGCTTCATCGATAACAATAGTATCGAAGTGATTAGGTGGGAATTGACTGAGTCTCTTCTCACGCTGCATAGTCTGTACTGAACCAACGACAACACGAAACCATGAGCCGATTGAAGTATTTTCAGCTTTCTCCAGTGCCGTTCCTAGCCCTGTAGCCGTCATTAATTTATCACTGGCTTGTTCCAAAAGTTCTGAACGATGAGCGAGAACAAGGACACGTTCTCCCATCTTGACACGGTCTTCTATAATTTTTGAAAAGACAATGGTCTTACCACAGCCAGTGGGTAGGACAAGTAGCGTGCGCTTCCTGCCCTCCTTCCACTCTTGCTGTACTTTAGCCCTTGCCTCTTCTTGGTAAGGTCTAAGCTGCATTAGAATCCTCCGAATCCACCACCGTTAGGGGCTTGTTGAGGTTGTTGATACCCTTGATTTTGCTGAGGTGCCGCTTGGTAGCTAGGAGCTTGTTGTTGAGGGGCTTGTTGTCCACCACCTTGAGAAACATTGGCATTCAATACTTTTGTCCAATCGACACTGTCGGCGTAAATCATTTGTTTAACGTCGTTATACACAGTTTCTTTGTATGTGCGGTTTCCGACACGACACACCCCTGTCGAACCTACAACGGTATTCCAATTCATTTGAAGTGGTTCTCCGTGTTTCTTTTGTCCAATAGCACCGAAGAACGCTGAGAGCATCCCTTCAGTAGATGAGTGCAAGAATAGATTGTGTGTCATTGTTGCAAGACCTTCTTCAGTCTCAACTTGGATTGTGACGATCGCTTTGTTACATGCTGGAAGTTTCCCAGGATTTTGTGGGTTGGGAGTGTGACGCCCACGTTCGAAGTTTGTTACAGTGAAGACATAATCACCGGGAGTTAGTGTGATAAACTCCTTAGCGTCTTCTTGAATAGTGTCGTCCCAGCCAAATTCACGTTGAAAATTGTTGTTATAAGTCATGTATAAAAATCCTTTCCTATTAAGCCAAAATAGTGATATTATTTTGATCTTTGAGCCCTGTTTTGAGGTAGTCAGCGATGTTTTTAATAGCTTCTAGCTTCCATTTGCCACCGTCTGCTTCAAAAAGAGCAAGTTTAGCTTCTTTGTTGATGCGGAGCACAAATTGACTAGATGGCTGTGCGACTTCTGCAAATGTACGATATGGACGTAATGTCACTGGGTTTGGTGCAGTTGCTTTTGCGAGACTAGCTACCCCTGATTTCACAGTAGTGGTCTGGTTGATACCGTTATCCACGATGTCAGCGCCGTTTTCGACTTTTAAAGCACTTGCGAATTCAAGCACAAGCTGACGGTCATCATCATTAATAAACGCAGACTGCAGCATAATATTGAACTGCTCTTGGCTATTCCACTGGTTCAATTGAATAGATGGCGTATAAGCTATCACAGAGACAAGTTGTGGCCGTCTTCCATATTCCCAATCAACCTGATCATAGACGGCGACATCTTCAGGGCTTTCCACCACAATGATTTTTTTAGATGCACTAATAGCGTCATTACCTGATTTGAGGTAATCGATAAGACTGTCGAGGGTGCATAATTGAAGTATTGGTGCGACTTTTCGAGGGTTTACCTCTTGAAGGTCGAATTGATCTGCATTGTAGTAGTGCTTGTCGCCAACTTGAATGGTTTTGCCACCACGTTCAGCGAGTTCTACACTGTATTTGAGAGCTTCTTTGATGTTTTCTGCCATGCTTAATTACCTGCTTTCTTTTGTTTGTTAAAGTCGATAACATCGTTGTTGATACCTTTGTCGATGTCTTCAATTGGCTCACCAATATCTGTGCGAAGAGTCGCTTGATCGTCAAAATATGTCTGACCAGGCATGTTGCTCTTTAGCTCATTTGCATAGATTTGATCGCCTTCTTGACCAACAAGGATTGTTGTTGCTACAGCTTTTTGAGGTGCCAGAGTAGACTTGATTTCCATGGCAGTAGCGACTGTTTGACGTGTATCATCCGACTTCATCGTCAAAGTGATGACAAGCTTACGAGCTGTCTTAGCCTCGGTATTGGGGTCTAAGATGTTAGCAATAACTTTTTCAAGTTCTTTGTCAACTTTTTCTTGCAGACCACCGTCGCCAATTTGCGATAGGTCTAATTTGATAGTTTTATTTGTCATGAGTTCCTCCTAAAATTCTGATCCACGGATTTCTTTTACCATTTCAAAGACACGGTCCCAAGTAGCTACTAGAGCCCCGTCGATGAATGATTTGTCGTACATTGATATAGGTGTTTCAATAGGGTAGTAACCTTTAGAAGCTACAGCCTGTTGAAGTTCTTGTTCCGTGACCTGATTAGCAATCATTAGATCACGAAGAGCTGGCTCGATGAATGGAGCGGGCTCTTGATAAGCTCCACGTTCCACTGGCGCAGGGTTGACCGGCTCTTGTGGTTCTGGAGTTTGTGTTTGAGTTTGAATAGGTGTTTCTTCCACTGGCGCTGGAGTTGGTTTAGGTGCCGGCGGTGGGGTCTGTACCTCTACTGGCTGCTTAGCAACTTGAACATTATTGAAGATATGAGCAATTCCGGCGTAGTCTAGCGGCAGTTTATTAGGCAGATTGTGACGATTCTTTGCATCCCACGCTGGGTGATGTTGTGTATACATGACACGTTGTCCACCTTGTGCCTTCGACTTCTTGGATTTTTCATCAGTCATTACGATTGTCTCGTAGTTACAGAATAGAACCATGTCAGCCCATTCTTTAACCAACGGAGCTGTCTGCGAGCTTGTTTTCTTCCCAAGCTTGAGCTCGTAACGGTCATAACTTCCCATTTCGTCTGGTTGAGTAAAGGTCTTAATCTGAGCGTGTGCAGTAAGAACAACATTGATTCCTAGATCAATCAATTCGCTTAGACTGTTTAGGAAACGTCCAATTTCTTCACGGACGTAGGTATACCCATTACCCCAGCCAAAATCTTCGATTCCCTTCTTGCCATGCTGAGCGCAAACAGATTCAACCGCTAACGACTCAGCCCAATCGATTGTATCGATTACCAGAGTCCTACACGAGTCGGGATTTGCTTTGATGAAAGCAATCTCGTTCATCAACATGGTCCAACTTGATGGCTTATCCAATCTAGCTACATCCATATTGTCTGTAGAGCCTTCCGTGTCGATGAACACAGGGTCTGGAAACTGAGCTGCAAAACTTGATTTTCCGATGCCTTCAGGACCGTAGATAACGACCTTTTGAGCTCTGGCTTTAATACCTCTTGTGATTTGCATTAAAATCCTCCTTGCCATGATGGCGTTTGTGGTGTTTCGATTTCAGCTTCCGTTGTTGGCTGATGCGTCTTGTTATCGAGACTATAGCCGTCTTCGATGATAATTGAGCATTCATCACCAGTCGACACTCTCGTTGCAATGGCTTGTAGACCTTCATCTTCAAGCCATTTCCCAAATTGATTCAGTGTGATTTGGTCCATTTGTTCGAGTTTGTCGATTAAAACGAAGCCACAATCCGGTTTTAGTTTTCGGACGATTGCGGTCGCTACCATGAGTTGTTGAGAACCTGACATGTTATCCCACTCTTGACCGAGATAGAGAAGTTTTCCATCGTTGACAGATAGACCTTCGAGTGGTAAGTCAGCATTAGTTAATAGGTCACGCTTGTCTTTTCGGACAGCTTCGATTTCGCTAGATAATCTGTTGTATTCTTCACGTTGGACTCTAGCTTCTTCTTCAGCTTTTTCTTTGTCAAGATTAGCTCGAACCTTGAGGTTGATTTGCTCGATATTAGCGATATTGCTTTCGATTTCTTCTGTAGATTCATCAATAAGGTCAATCGTTAAGTCGGTAGCGATTTGAAGGTCGTTTTCAAGAACTTCCAATTCTGCTTGAGCTGCCTTCAATTGTTCTGACAAACGGTTAACTTCAGCAAGTTTGCCTTCGTAGGCAGTTTTAATTTGCTGAGCGTTTTGACGTTTGCGAGCATTCTCTCCGTTTTTAGCCAACACCCCTTGTTGTTCTGCAATCAGATCTGCAATGGAAACTAACTCTTTTGGTGCGTCTGGATAATAGGTTTGTTCTTTTGCGAACTTCTCCTTCTGGTCTGCAATCACACCGATAGCGTGACGCTTGTCATATAACTGCTTCTCTTTGATTTCTAACTCGGCTAATTGGGGACCAACTCCGATGATTTGCAAAAGAATGTCAGCCTTCTCTTTAGCTGTGCTATCCATAAATTTCGGGAGGTTGATAGCCAATTCCTCAACAAAACTATCAAGAAGTTGTTGACCGCCTTTATTCCCATTAGGATCAATTACTTTCAGAGAACTATTCTTTCCTTTTCTCTCAACAATCAATCCATTTGACATGGTAATTTTAAGAGAAGGAGGAACGACAGAACCTTCACGAGCTGCCTTGCTAGGTTTAAATCGATTTCCACCCAATGCCCAAGCAATAGAATCTAACACGCTTGTTTTACCTTGGTTGTTATTCCCACCAATTACTGTGAGACCAGTAGGCGATGGCTCAACTTTGACTGCTTTGATTCGTTTAACGTTTTCGATTTCTAACTTATTTATTGCGATGCTCATTCACTCGACCCTCGCTTTCGTTATACTTCTTAAATCCAAGAGTTAGAGCAGTGATACCTGCTGCAATGACCACAAGACCTAATGTGCTAGCAATTCCTTCTTTCTCGCCGGTAAGTGGAAGAGTACCACCGTAAACGGTTGTTTTAGGTGTCTCTTTGCTTGCTGGTGCGAAGTTATAAGATACTGTGGCAGGTTGTGCCACTTTTTCTTTTGGCACTTCTACGGGCTTGCTTGGCACCTCTTTCGGTGTCACTGGTTTTTCTGGCTCTACTGGGATGTGCAACTCTGGCAAATCCAAGATAGGGGCATCATTCGGAACTACTCCACCCTCGAATGGTGGAAGTTCACGCTCTTCCGGAATTCCAGGGATGCCCCCCTCAAATTCCGGAACGTCAACCTTTGGAGCTTCACGAGGAACTTCAAACGTTGGCTCCGGCTTGTTTTCACCAGACGCATCACCTCGTCCGCCGACAAGTTGAATCTTCATATATGAAACAGCGCCGTCTGATTCAGCTTTCAGTTCAATCTTGTTAGTAGGGTTAGTTGAGTCCTTAACAGCATTTACAAGTTTTGTTTTGTAGTACAAGTAAACCATGTGGTCTAAACGATCCATTTTGATTTCAAATCCATGCTCAGATTTTGAGATAGACTTAACTAAGTCCATAGCTGAGCCTTTGTCAATCCAAGGGTCTACACTTTCGATGTTTTTGATTTCAAAGTAGTTATCAACCAACTTTTGGTTTTCTGACATTTCATCAACGATAGTCACATAGTTAAGTACCTTCTTTGCATAGTTAACTCGTGCTGTCCAATTAATCACAGTAGGGTCTTCTTTGTCTTGGAATCCCCATTTAGAAATCAATTCATCTTTACCGATGACCCCCTCATTACCAACATTGACTGTTACTACAGTTCCATTGAAATTGATATTTACTGGCTTACCTGCCACAACTTTATCTGTCCAACTTGCATCTAGTTTCAAGTTCATGATCTTATTCAAAGGGTGTGATTTGAAATAGTCGTTAAATACAGTGGTTACTTTGTTAGTGGTAGCGTCTGCTGTAGCTTTACCAACTACTGCTTTTTCTGGATTGTGTACATCAAACTCGTAAGAGGTTTGGAATTTCACTTCTTGAGGCAAGTCGAAAGTAACCTTGTCACCCTCGTTAACCGGCACATTGTCTGGAATTTGAATATCTTTGTATTCCACTTCGAATGGGCTATACTTACCATTGCCGTTAGGGAATGTTACGTTAACTTCTGGATTGGAAACGGTGATTTCTGTCCCCTCTTTAGTAACTGTAGTAGGTGCTGCTGGAGTTTCTGCCACTGGAGTAGCTGGAGTTTCCGCAATAGGTTGCGCTTCAACCGGCGCTGGTGTTTCTACTGGTGCCACTGTTTCAGTAGATGGTGTCACTGTCACATTTCCAGCGTTATCGGCAGTGTATACGTTAGACACTGTTGGTTGAGTATTTACTGCTGTTTCAGTCACTTCATCGGCTGATACTGCACCAGCTCCGATTAGTAGAGCGGTAGCAAGAGCAACCGTTCCGCACAAGCCATAGGCTTTGCTCTTGGTGAAAGAAGTTTTAGCGATTGTTTGAGTGTTGAATGATTTCATGATATACTCCTTGTGTAGATGTTTTTTCTAGCATGGGCCCTAACCCATGCTTTTTTTAGTGCTTCAATCCGCACCCATAGCCCCACCGCTTCGGTTTATTAGTAAAGTAAATATGTTTTTTTAGAAAGATATGTGTGGGTAAAGTAAAGTTTATATTTTTGGGAAGAATGGGTATAAGATACACTCCACGACGGGGCCGTGGCTACGGATTGAAGATAGTGATCTTAACGGTTTCCGTATTTTGCTAAAAGCTCTTGTTCACGTTTTTTGCGAGCTTCATATTTGCGTTCATTTTCTTCGTATGGTGTCCATACTGGTTCGAAGAAATATTCTGGTTCTTTCTCTTTTTTAGACCAAATCCAGTTAAATAGTTTTTTCATTTTTAATTCCTTTCTATTCCCTAACCGCACTAGAGAGCTAGTGAGGTTCATATATTTAAGGAGACTTATGAATATCAAATCGTTGTTGCTTACTTAGTTGGTATCGTTCAGTTTCCTCACTAGCTCACTGCTACGGCTAGGGTTATGTGCTAGGCAATCTCTTGCCAGTTGTTGTTAAACCAATCTCTTACGGGGTCCCGTGGGTATCTGATTTGTGCCCCTCGACCTTTGTCGATTTTAGGGAAACCGTCAAGATTGGTTATCCGTAGAAATTCTGTGTAGTTGCCAATTCCTAACATTGACTGGCACTGTTTAGCAGTCAGAATCAGTGGGAGTGTTTCGTCTATGTCAAACGCTTTTGATTTATCTGCTATGACTGCAGTCAGCATGCTGTCAAACTGGTCAGCTAATGGTTTGAATGGGTTGCCCATTTTCGTCTCACCTCTTCCTAATCTGTACGAAATTTCGTATATCTAGGTTAAAAAAATTTAGGCTTCATCACGTTCACTGAATAGGTATTCTAATTCATATTCTGGGAAGAATACCTTCTTGATAGCCACTGTTTCGCCAAAACTGAAATCTGTTACACCGTTAATCTTGCTACGAACCGTGCGATAATCAACTCCTAGCAAATCGGCAATGTCTACTAATGTAACACCTTTGTTCTTACGAATTTCTTCGATGTTTTTCATTTGCTTCCTCCTTCCTTAAGCTTGATTTAAGTATATACTAATTTTCGTATACTGTCAACACAAAAGTACGATTTTTTTTACTTTTTTTATTTACCTATACAATTTTCTGTGTTAATATATATGTAGAAATAAAAATGAGGATTATAAAAAATGCAGTCTGAAGAAAGAATTAAAGAGCTTATTATAGCTAAATATGGAAATGTTAGAGCTTTTGCGACAGAAAGCGGCATTTCTTATACTACTGTTCGCTCTATTTTGGAACGTGGTATCATGAATGCAAAAGCTGAGAATATTTTTAAGATATGTCGTTTATTGGGGATATCACCGGATACTGTCGCAGATTGGGGAGTTTCCAACGAACTACAACCCAGCTCCCATGACATTGATGAAATCATAGCTAATGCAATGATGTTTGACGGCAAACCGCTGACCGATGATGATAAGCGGGCAATCCGTGGCATCATTGCGGGCTATATGAATAGCAAGGAAAAGTGAGGTTTTATGACTGAAAATGAATTGCTTGAGCAGTTCAATGTGTCTCTTTGTGAGTTCGACTCTAGCCAGTGGTCACGAGATGGGTTCCTAGACCCTGTTAACCGTGTGGTTTACATCAATAGGGATTTAGACCCAGAAATACGTTTAAAGGTAATTCTGCACGAGCTAGGCCATTTAGAGCACAACTCTAAAGATTATGAGCGTTTGCGTGAGAAATACGAAGCTCAAGCCAATAGAAATATGATCCACGAGTTACTAGTTGATTATTTAAAATCTACTGATATCTACGATTTTAATTGGGTTCGCTTCGCTGCACAGTATGATATTTCCACGACTTGGGGCGAAGCTATGATACAAGATGAATTTAGGAAAATTCAGCAAACTGTTATTTAAAAAAAGGAGAAAATGAAAATGAAAATGGATGATGTTAGAAATATACCTACTTACTTAAAATTCGAAACAACTTTTGGCTGTACTTTTGGTGGGCTTATTTTAGGTTTTATCTTTCCTCCTTTTTGGTTATTAATGTTTGTGGGTATTGCTTTACTGTTCGCACGACTTTTTTGGGAGATAAAACACCCTATGACTAAAGAGCAAAAAGAACAATCAAAAATAGAGCAAGTAAAAGCGAAAGAGGAATTTCAACAAGCGAGAAATGAGTATAAAAAGGCAATGGCAGAAGCAAGAGCTGTAAAATGCCCTCATTGCAAAAGTACGGACGTTGAATTTATGGTACAGCAAAGAAAAGGTTTCTCAGTTGGTAAAGCCGCTGCTGGAACTATTATGACTGGCGGTGTTGGTGCTCTAGCTGGTTTTGCTGGTAAGAAGGGCAAAAAAGAGTGGCACTGTAAGAACTGCGGTGCAGTCTTTACTACTAAATAAAAAATAAAACAAAAAAATCCCTGCACTCTCCATCACTAGACTTTGAGTGTAGGGATTATCTATACAAGAGGACTAAACAATGGCATCATACAGAAAACGAGAAAACGGCTGGGAATATCGGATAAACTACTACGATTCTACTGGCAAACGAAAACCAAAGTCAAAAGGTGGTTTTCGGACTAAATCTGAAGCTATCAAGGCTGCTGCTGAAATGGAATTAAAATTACAAGAGACTATCAATGTTGACGAAGATATCACTCTTTACGCTTATTTCAAGCAGTGGTGCGAAGTTTATAAGAAACCTACTGTTTCCAAAATAACTTATAAGGCATATATCAACACCCAGCGTAAGATAGAATTATTTTTTGGCGACAAGAAACTAAAATCTGTCACTGCCACACAGTACCAGCGTGCACTGAATAGCTACGCTAAAACTCACGCTCAAGATACTGTCGAGCGTTTTAATGTGCATGTAAAATCATGCGTTGAAATGGCGGTTCATGAGGGATATATCAAGCGTAACTTTTGTAAGTTTGCTAAAATCAACGCAAAAAATAAAGGGCGTGATATTGAAACGAAATTCCTAGAGGTCGAGGAATACGAGCGATTGATCTACGAAACAAGCAAACATCCAGAATTTTCGTCTTATGCAGCACTCTATATCATAGCTAAAACTGGTATCCGATTCGCTGAGTGTCTAGGACTAACAGTGGACGATATCAATCGAGATACTGGCATGTTATCTGTCAATAAAACATGGGACTATAAGAATAATACTGGTTTCTTACCGACAAAAACAAAAAGCAGTATCCGAGAGATACCACTTGATGATGAATTTATAAATTTTATTGACCAACTGCCACCTACTGAAGACGGTAGGCTACTACCATCACTATCCAACAATGCAGTTAATAAGACCTTGCGTAAAATCGTTGGGCGTGAGGTACGTGTCCACTCGTTAAGACACACTTACGCTAGCTACTTAATCTCACACGACATTGACTTAATATCGGTATCGCAAGTTTTAGGGCATGAGAATCTAAACATCACGCTTGAGGTCTACGCTCACCAATTACAAGAGCAGAAATCAAGAAACGACGAAAAGATAAAACAAATGTGGACAGAATGTGGACAAAACGCTTTAAAACCGCATGGTTAAAGGCTTAAAAATGTCCCCTGCCAACGAAAAGATGTAAAATATAAAAATAAATGAAAGCTATAAAGACTTGATTTTGCTAGGTTTTTATAGTTTTTATTTTTATTTATTTCCGTGTTTTTCCGAAAAAGGTGGACAGAATTGTGGACAAAAAAAGAACTGCCGAAACAGTCCTTGACCAAATATGAAAACCCACCCGTAAAGGTGGCGTCTACCTATGAAGGTTACTCATCAAAACTATATCTAGTATAACACAAAAAAAGCCCCAGCACAATGCTGAGGCTTCGACCACTACTGCCATGATATCCCTACTGCAGTGTGAGGGGAGGTGATATACTCCTTTTATTTTATTTGTTTCGTGGTCTGATTATTTACCAGTTTGACCTTGTGTAGCTTGTGCTCGGTCTTCGATTTGCTTAATCACTGCCACGTTTGCTTCACGGATAGCTTGTTCTACCCCTTTAATGTCGTTGCTTTGACTTTCAAGGAAGCGTTTAAAATCACCATCATCCAATTGCAAACGTTTAGCACCTACTCCTTCAAGAGTGTCAACCGTACTCATTGAACCGATACCAAATACACGGCCATTAACGACTGCCACCCAGCCTTCTGCTCCAGATTCACTTCTTACTACAAAATTCATAATATCTTCTTCCTCTTTCTTTTTCTTAAAACTATCACCGACGATTACCACGTTCTTATCCAACCCACCAGCAATTCCTGTACTTGTAAATTGCCACCATTTCGTGTGGCTCATGTTAGGATAAATCTCCCAGACCGGATGCGGTGTTACATCATAGTTTGGATAAGCTGCAATCCATAAGCTATTCGGATAGCGTGCAGTGATTTGATCTACATACACATTAGCTAGTGTGTACGGCTTGTAACTGTAATAGATAGGCTCGAAGCCGTTTGACTTACAAACGTCCATGAATGCCAATACTGCATTGGTGTTAGCTTGCTTGTCCCCACTAGCTCCGTCCTCATAGTCACATACAAGGTATTTAGGTCGTGATGGTAGATTACTAACAAAGTAATTTGCTTCAGCTTGTGCAGTGCCTACATCACCACCGAAACGAGCGAAATGATAGTAACCAATACAGTTACTTGTGTTGGTTTGTTGTGCCATAACTGGACTTAACCATCCGACACCCTCTGAAACCTTAATAATAGTATTCCTAGTGCCAGACGCTTGGCAAATTCCAGTGAGGTCTGCTGATTGGTAGGCTGATACATCGATGAAGTAATCGCCTTTGTTCATGCCTTCGGTTTCTAAATCGTCTCCAGCACCATCAAATGGCAATTCAAACCAACCAACCATTTGCTGAGTTGGCGCATTCCAGTCAATATAACTGAAATTACCGGCACTATCGAGGTTCCTTGTTACCTTGCGAGTCCAACCGCCATTATAGAGGGCATCTCCATTCCTATCGATATTCTGTTCAACGGTGGTAACTGTCCCGTCTGGGTTCTCTGCGACTACGAAACCGATATGTCCGAATTGGTGGTATGGCAAGCAGTTAGTTACCCAAACACTCCCCACTGGCGGATTGTTAGCACCGTTAAAGCGTGTGACTTTAAGCCCTAGACTTTCAGCACGGCTTAAGCCATCGATGGCATTTAAGTAGCTGAAATCAAGGTTAAACAAGCCTTGATATTGCAAAACGTTGTCAATCAAAGCCACACATTGCCCGCCATAAGGGTTAGTGGGGACAGTGACACGTTGATTAACGAGACTATCAAGCGTGTTTAATAATTGTGCTTTAGATGTCATAGGTCTCCTTTCTCATAATTATTTTTGAATGCTCTGTTTAATCTCCGAGATAGTTCTCTCCAACTCTTCGACCTTCTGTTTTAAAGCTTCAATTTCACTTGTAGGTAATTGTGATTTTGTTACAATTGGGTCTTCCGCAAATTTATTTTGTTCTAAAACCTGCAGAAAAAAGTTATTATATGTCGGAAATAACCCATACGCTTGGTTGATAGTCAACGATGAGGATTGTTTATCTTTAATCTCGCCAATATCACGGCCAATGGCTTCAATGGCCTTGCTTAAATTGCTCATAATTCACCCCCTATTAGAGAGTGTTTTTTGCAGTATTGTATACACTCACATAGTCTTCTTGCTCGATAGTGTCGAGACGAGTTCCCAATTCGGTCATTTTCGAAATGATACCACTATCGGTATTGCCGCCAGCAGCGGTGATTTTATCAGCAAGCTCTTTAAGAGTATCAAGCTCTTCAGGAGCGCCACCAATAAGGTCAGTTTTAGCTTGTGCAATTGCGGTGTTAAGTTGGTCTTGAGTGATGCCGTTGGCGGTCACTTCCCCTTTCTCGGCTTTGCTAGCCAATGCTGTTTTAATTTCCTTGATGTCTGCACCAACGGCTTGGGCGAAATCATGTAATTTACTCATTTAGTTTTCCTTTCAAATTTTAGCTAGATTGTAGATGTTAACGAGGTCTTCTGTGATCTCAGTGCCACCACTGATTAAGCCAGAATCTCGCAATTCATCCGCTAGTAGTTTTAGTTTAGGGCTCTTGTCCGATGGAATAGCACTGTCTGCATTCAGTGAGTTTTTCACTTTCACCTTAAAGTTATTAGACGGGAAGATATGTCCATCTAGTTTAATTTCAAGGTAGTAAGTGCCAGTAGCTACCACGTTACCCATTGAGAATGAGAATCGACCACTCTCAACAGTAACATCTTGATAAAGTGCCACTGTTTCGTCATTGGATAGCGTCAGCTTACCAGTGCCAGACAGCTCCATGCGTTTTCCATCAGCCCCTAGAATTTCAAAACCAAAGACTGAGGTAACATCCCCAGACTTGAGAATGTCGCCCCCTTCGATTTGGTTGATAGAGGTCATGAGTTTAGCCATAAGCTAGTCCTCATAAGGTTTAGTATATGATAGTGCTCGTTCGCTATCGCTAAGACCTTTCGTCGTTGGATCTGGGAACATATTCAAGGCGTTGAACACTGTCAAACCTACCAAGTATGGATTAGACAAGAATCTGCCAAACAATCCAAACAAAGCTCCCCAACTTGTGATATCTTCAAACTTGATACCAAAGTAAGCCAAAACTGGCAACACCAAAGCTAGTGCAAAGCGTGTTACGAATGTACGGTTTTTAAAACGAATAGACCAGTTAATTTTCATGTTAGTTCCTCACTTCTAAATTAATATATTTTTTATAAAGGGCATCAATGTACCCGTTGCCACCTAATTTCTTATAACTGGAGTGCATTTTATGGATAACATCCGAATTGTGAACGGTGGTATATCCACGCTCTAATTCTTTGTTAATATCACGTTCTAAACGTAGATACATAGTTACCAAATGTGCTTCATCATGCACTACCAGCTTGTCATTTAATTCGTTGATTTTCTCGCTGTTTGATTCACCGATTTGTTGAATAGTTTCAACCGAATCATGGATGTTGTTCAACTCGCCTTTTAAATCTCCGAATTGTGATTTACTTAAATTAGCTGACTTGCTAGCTTTCATCCCAAACCAGCCCGTTGCTATCACTCCAATAGTAGGGGCAAGGTGGTCAATCAAATCAGAAATATTCAATGTACTTTACCTCTTTTATTTTTTACCCCCATTTTTTAATTGTCTTCAGTGATGTAAGTAACTGTCCCGGTGTAGACAGACGGTTCTTGCGATTGGTTGGTTAAGAAAATCTCGCCATTGGGTGAAAACGTCCAAACAGCAACATCACTGTGTTTGGTGCTGACATTCTTGTTAGCTACAAGATGGACGGGAATGGACGGCCTAAAGCCGTTTGGGATGGAATTTTGTTCCATCTTCCCATTTTCGTAAACTCCGACTTTGTAGACGCTTCTATTTATCGAAGCGGTCACAACCGAGCCTTTTTTAACAAGAGAAATTTTCACATCCCATCCTAAATCCACTTCTCTTTTTATGATTGCGGGTTCTGGTTTCTCTTGTTTTGGCGTGTACTCAATCCATGAACTGTTGGAATTACTGGTTACTGTCCGTTTGAACATGCGACCAGAAACAGTCGTTAGTGTTTGATGATAACCGGATGTACTTTCCACAACTTCTAAGAAACCACCCTCGCCTTGTGCTGGATGATTTTTGTAATTACCCGCTATTGAGTAGAACCCCGTGGTTTTGTAGTCGTTTAAATTAGCTACTTTGTTATCGATTGCTGCACCGTTTGGTTCGGTCAGTTTATGGTGTTGTATCTGTTTTCGGTCCGAGTAAATCAAACCGTTAACATCTAACGCACCCATTTCACGGTATTTCCCAATACCGACGCCATCACGTTCGTAGCTCATCACTACCTTATCCGTGGATACTGTGATAACAAACTCTGTGTATGAGAACTTATCTTCAACACGCCCCAAAACCTCCCAAGAGGTATCGGCTGGATATTTGCCATTTAGATTGGCATCCGAGCCATTTAATTCAGAAATATTCTGCCACTCGTTTGTGCTATCTGTCGTATATCCAGCAGTACCAACTTTTCGTGTTTTGAAAATCAGTTTAGTTGTGTTTTTTTGTGTTCCGTTAACAGATAGCGGTGCTACTTTTAAGAAGCGTTTCAATGTGATTGTGTCTAGTTTTTCGCCCGTCCGTTTGGCTTCAAAACGTAGTGTAGGGTTAAAGTAAGCTAACACTGTTATGGTTTGCTCTCGCCAATCCGACCAAAAACCACGACTGTCTTGGACTTTAGCTCTAACAGTCATTTGCTTGTCGGTCATCGTTGACGGAACCGTAAGCGTGCCATTGTTCGACTGTACCGAACTATTCCCGCTTACAATCTCAGCGTAGTATCCAGTTATTGAAGCCCCAGCAGCACCTTGACCGCCGTTAAAAACGACTTTGATACGTGACAAAGTGCTGACAAAATGCGTAGGGCTAGGGATAAGGTTTTGTGTCACTGGGTTTGTGTCCGATAAACTAAAACCAGTGAAACCCGGCTTAAAGAGATTAGTCGGGATATTGACCGTGATTTTTCGGATGTCCCTTCCTCTTTCAATCCCGTCGGCGTATGAGATGTAAGTTATCGTACCGGTACCGCTTGCTGAGTTAGGGAATTGATTGGCTATTTCAACAGGCGGAATCCATGTAAAACTAGAATCTACATCGTCACCAGCAATTTTTTGATCCCAGTCTCCAACACGCACCCAAATAGAATGTCGCATCCACGCTTCACGTTTGGTAATGTTGATGGTCACTGGTTTAGCAATTTCAGCCGTCACATCCGCACCATAGCTGGCACGGGAGATGGTAGTTAAGACAAGAGCTGCATTGTTAATAGGTATTACCTTATTATTGCTCTTATTCTTAAATTCTCCACGATAATACACTGTACGAGTACCGTCTCCGTCGTGTGGAATGGTAACCTCTTGGTCAATCAGCATAGCGGTTTGATTGGGTTCAACGGTTAGCGTGCCAGAGTTGGCTAAACGCTTCCCGCCGTCATAGTCAATGTACGCTTCCCAAGGAACACCAGACACCTTAGTGTCTCCGTTTTCCCAATAGAGCTGTAAACGCACTTGTGATGTATTGCTATCAATATTCGAGCTAGCTTCATAAGCACGTAGGACTGCTTTTCCTCCAGCCATTAATAATTACCTCCTACCCATTTAATTACGTTTCGGTTTGGGTCAATTAAGTCTTGTTCCTCACGATAGTAACCGATTTGAATACTCTTTGAGAAGATACCGTTTTCGATATGAATAACACCTTTATCGATGTACATTACTTCGGTACCAGCACTAAACATAGAAATACGTTTATCTGAAACCAACACTGAGTTAGAACCATCGTTTTTACCAATAGTCAAGCCCTCGTTGGATGCTCGCATGTAATTGTCGAGGAAGTTCCAACGCTGAGAAGTTTCACCTAGGTCGTTTTGCAGTTTTACAATACGTTGACTAGCTTCAACCAAAGCTTTTTCAGTCTTGTTCTTGTTTTCTTGATTCGTTGACAAGAAATCTTGATAGGCTTTCACCCATTGATTCACCGTATCAAGAGACGCTTTAGCTCTCAATTCCGCTTGAACGATGGAATTAAGCTCGTTCAATTTATTGATTTGATCTTGCGTTAATGCACTATCGGCCTTGCTATCTAGCTTGCCTTTTAAATCTTTTGGCGATGCTTGCCACGCTCGGTCAGTGGTACCCTCGTAGCAATCCAGCTCTGTGAAGAATAACAACGATTCACTGTCGTTAGTCGTGCCTTTGTTGTCAATGCGAATGAAACCTTCATCACATTCACCAGAATTGAAGGTCAGATGCCACTTAGCCAATCCCGTTGTTGACGGTGAGCCGTTGTGCGATTTGAATTTAACTACTTTAGTAAACGTTTTGTTCGTTTCGTTTGACTTACGGCCAAGGAAATAGATATCAACTCCCTTGATGTTACCAGTAGCGAACGCTTGGATATTGACCGAATAATCAGTGTTGCGTTTGACTGGGAAACGTAGCGTAGATGCTGGGAGTGATGATGATGCTCTTAGCAAAAACAGTGGTCTAGCGCCATTGTAGTAAAAACCATGACTTGAAATGGACAGATTAGCGTTTGGCTGTGTATATTCCCAGAAGCCCCAATTATCAAGATTTTCTGGGAATGCTGAGTTAACGATTAGGTTTTCACCACCGACTGACACACTGCCAGTCATGTCATTCCAAGTGTAATCTGCTGGGTTGGTACTGTCCGATTGATCGAAATTAGTACACACACCCAAATAGCGCTTGTTTCCGTTTTGCGTCAAACTAAAACCAGTCCGACCATCCGAGCTATCGGCGTAGGCGAAATGGACGTAAGGTGTGCGTCCGTCTGCTCCAGCCTTGCCGGGAATACCATCACGCCCGTCAGTACCCTTCCACTTGCTCCATCGGTAATCTTGTGGGTTTCGGCTATCTGTGGCATTGAAATCTTGATACATACCAATGAATGGTTTATTAGTATCAGTTTGACTAAAACCGCCACCAGAAACCGTGTCAGCGTAGGCTATGTGGGTGTACTGTGTCTTACCATCAGCACCCTTAACGCCTGGTATACCTTGGTCGCCTTTTGGTCCTTGCAAACCTTGTGGGCCACGCTCACCCGGTAAACCTCTAGGGCCTTGCTCTCCACGGTCTCCCTTAGCGCCATCATTCCCTTTAGGGCCTTGTTCACCTTTAGCACCTTGAGGTCCTTGCTCACCGATTTTAGAAACTGAATACCCGGTTTCGTTCGTATTATCGGTATAGCTCCAAACTGTCTTCGTCCAAAGGAACTGCCCCGCTGGCACGTTTGGCACTTGACTAGTCCAACCAGTTGTTGGTGCTACTGTGCCGGATGTCCCTTGCGCATAAGTGATCGTAGTGCTACGAATACCCACCCCGTCTTTACCAGCTATACCATTGTTACCGTCATTACCATCTCTAGCAACATAGGTCTTTTGATACCCTGTTTCAGTGGTGTTATCAGTATAGGTCCAGACTGTTTTCGTCCAAAACCATTGCCCTTTAACTAACGATGGCGGGTTTTGGTACCACGCCGTAGGTGGCACGGTTTCAGCCATAGATAGACCATATAGAACGCTAGTGTTTCTAATTCCGATACCATTCTTACCCGGTATCCCATCGTTCCCACGGTCCCCCTTCGGTCCTTGTTCGCCCATTTTGGCAACAGAAAAACCTTGCTCGCTCGTACCGTCTGAGTAGAACCATGTTGTTCTTGTCCAGAGGTATTCGCCGGGATTGACCGTTGGAATGTCTGGGGACCATACGCCATCTTCAAATACGATGTTTTTAATCCAAATCGAATTATCTGTAGCGTAGGCGTTGACACGAATCTCATAGTCGCCAGTCGGGCGGTTGTGCGTGTATCGTGTGCCGTTTGCAGTGTTGCTATCAGAAATAATCGCCCATGTACTAAAACTTGGATTGACAATCCAAACCGTAGCGTTGTTATTACTAGTTGCCGTATTGTGCTGATTAGTGAAACTGCCGTTCGTTTCAGCGGATAAGATGTAAGTCTTGCCTTGTTCCAAACGAACTTTTAGATCAGTGGTGATATTATTATCGATACTTGACCGATTCGGCTTAATCTCGTTAGGGAAATTAGCTACCACACTGCCAGACGGCTTATTTACACCGTCCGTAGATTTCGCATAACGCAATGTGGTATTAACCAACCCAACCCCGTCTTTACCCGGTAGCCCATCATCACCTTTGGAGCCGTTTTGTGGAATGTATGTTTTTTGATACCCAGTTTCACTAGATAGGTCTGTATACATCCATTGCGTTTTGGTCCAAAGGTATTTACCTTTAACCAAAATCGGTGGGTTTGCTGTCCAGCTCGTAGGCATCACAGTGTCACTATCGCTCATGCCATAAGTGATAGTGGTAGATTTGAGACCTACACCGTTTTTTCCGGGTAAGCCGTCATTACCTCTATCGCCTTTGTCCCCTTTAGGTCCGGGGTCGCCTTTAGCGCCGTTCTTACCGTCTGAGACATTTAAAAAAGTAACTTCTTCCGAAGCTACTTCTTTGTTATCTACCCACGCTGAAACCGTCAAGGCGGTTGGTTGGGTAATTTCTGACGCTACCATGTCGTAGGTCATTCCAACATATTTGATTTCACCGTTAATCACGAAACGCCATGTCGCATTAACTGTTTTATCGCCTTGTCTCAAGACTGGTCTAACAGTAGAGCGACCAACACCGTTTTTAAATGCCGTCCCGTTCGTGGTTGTGATCTCAACACGATATGGCAAGGCTCTTGCTGCGATTTCATCAATACGCTGTTGCAACTCATTTGATGGCTTATTAACGATTTTACGGTAATTCGAAAACACCACCGAGTTATTCAACGGCATATCGAAACTGACAATCATTTCAGTTACACGAGCTTCTAAGGCTAGTCCATCTCTAAAATTGCTATTGATAATTTTGACGGTGTCCCCTAGGTTAACATCCTTATAGTTTTCCATAAAACTAGAATGGACATCAACGGTATAAGTCATCAATGGATAAGCATATTGCTTAATGGTACGCAATGCGTAGCCTTTTAGTGAATTAACATCCTTGTATTCAGTTTGAAAGTCCTTACGTGTCCAGTTATCAGCGTTGTTTGGATTCATCGTTGATGGGTAACGCTCCCTAGATAGTGGAGCGAACACATAACTACTACCTTTTCGTGAATAGAACTCTACTTGTCCAAGCTCGTTCTTTTCTTCAAACTCGACACTTTCAAGGTTAACACCATCCGCACCAGTGAACACCCCAGCATTAAATAGCTGGGTTTTGTCACTCGTTACTTGAACGCCTTTGAGTTCATTCTGATAATGTAACACCACATCCCCACGAGCCTTGCCAATACCGTGGTGGTTTTCGTCTGGAATCTGGTAGATATCAATAGTAAAACGCTTGATTGTACCGTCTCGGTTCAATTCGGTACGGAAAGCAAACTCAGCTTCAAACTTAGACATGAGACTGTGTAACTGTGCCAGTTTTGTCTCTTGTGGCTCAAACTCAAGTGTCCTTGTCTTGTCTGATACCTCATTAACACCAATTTCAAGGTTGGTAAACCCTAGAATTTCAAGGTGTTCGAGGTACCATGCAATGCTTTGAGCTCCATTACTTTTAAGAGCAACCGACTGCTCTTGTGCCAATTCCAAGTTGGTGTTATTACAAGTGACTTGGAATGATGTATCATTCTCAATAAGTTGCGACACATAGAAAACTCGATAAGAGTTATCGTAATAAAACGAAACAAACATATCGTCTTTGATATATTTGATGTCTTCATGCAGTTTTCCATTGACAATCTTAGGAATTGTGAAATCGAATGTACTCGTTGCGTATTCAAGATAAGGATGCCATTGACTATTGGAATATGGCAACATGCCAGGAACGTTGTTGTTCAAGGCACAAACCTTACGCATGTTCTTGTCATGAATCCAAATTTGCATTAAACAAAACGCTCCTTCCAAGTAATTTCAATCGTTGGATCAGTCCTTGTCCAACTAGAAGTATAGATATCGATTTCAGTTTCACCCGTGCCGATACTAAACGGCTCGGATAAGTAAGTTAGCTCGTTAGACGCTGGCAAATTGTCAACAAAGGTCTTGCCTTTTGCCATGTCTATTTCAAGAATCGAACCCTTACGGAATCGGTTTGGGATATCTTCTTCTTTGTTAACATAATCTTTTCGATAAACGAAACTGTCCAGATACATGTGGGTTGCAAGCGGTGCATCACCAAGACCAAAGAAACCAACACTTATTTTTGCTGACTTCTTCCCTTTGATTTCGGGTATCTTAAATCTAGGATATCCCCCTTGGTAATAAAATTGTATTTCATCATCAAAGCGTTGCATGTCCGACCACCCTTGTGGCTCATTAAATGGGTTTTGAGTCATGACATGCGTCCCCCAAAATTGCTTCCTGTCTAGTGTACGATAACTTCCGTTACCGTCACTAGCAAGGAAACGATACTCGCAACCTAGACCGTTGACATGCTTAAGGGTTTCCACGCCATAGAGGAATGTGCCGTTTGCATCCGTAACAGATATTTTGATATATCCGCACTCGTTAGATGCACCGAGCCAAAAAATCTGCCTCCACCACATATACTCGTAGAGTGAGCCTTTTTCACCGTTGCTATCCGCTGGGATATCCCATGTAATCGAGCTACCACGTAGCAAGGTTGAGCCACTACCTCGATTGGTTAAGGCAATGTGTGGTCTGCCCCACGCATTATCAATCGCAAGCGTCCCATTCAAACTTTGCAAGTTGTCATTAAAACGCCCTTGGTTTTTTACACCAACCGCAAAACCGTTCGTGATCCAGTTGTTAGAAACATAGTCAAACAGAATTTCAGACTGTTTAACCGTGCGTGTATCAGCTTCATTCGGATTGCCGATCTCATAGCTTTCGCTAGAAGATTTAACAATCCCAACCCATCCATTATCCGAATTGAATTTCAACTTAATGTTTGGGTAGGTTTCAGCCGTACCGAAATTCTTTAACGTAGCCTTGTAGTGTCCAGTGGATACTTTCTTAATACTTCCGTATTTAGTTTCACCGTCACTACTTACTAGGGCTTGTGCCTTGTTCTCACCGTAACTTTTCGGAACATCGAACGTAACCGTTACTGTTGCGGTAATCGGTGCCGTGTTCTTGTCCACCGTAAGCGACGCTTGACCAGACGGAATAGCTTCCCAAACCTTGTTGGGCTCATCACCAAAAATCAATGTTTTTGGTTTATCAACATTGAGATAACCGCCCAGCGTTTCAGCAATGGTATTAAAGTAGTCGTAGTTTCCGACTAGGGTAAACGATACTTGAATCTGCTTAACTGACAAGGTGCTGTATAGGAATTGCTGACCATAGCGTCTACGCCCTTGGTCTTGATAGTTGTTGTTGAAGTTAGATGCCACGTTTTTTGTGACATCAACTGGAACGGTACGCCCTTGCCCCTCATTAAATAATTCGGTTAAGTTTTTACCGTCAAAAATGACTGACATTCCTATCAAATAATGCTACCTCCTAGCAGCGCTTGTCTGCGCTCATAATCGTTTGTTGCCTTTGTCATGAACGGTGCGAGACCGTTTGACACACTTCGACCATCGATGATATTTCTAACTTCGATTGGATTAGAGCCATTAGTTACCAATTGACCAAGTAAGTCAATCATGATATCTAGCTTGCTTTCTAGTACAGAAACACGCTCACGGTCTGACGTGCTATCGTGATTGCCTTGCGAGGAATCCCCCGCAAATCGTGCCACTGCCTCAGTAAGTAATTGCCACGCTCTACCACGTTTGGCAATGTCTGTCGGAATGACATACTCTGGCATGTCGCCTTCAGCCAATTCATACACACCATTCTTGTGGACTAGACCACCGTTAGCGTAGCCATAAGCGGCTACACGGGTAAAGGCTGCGTCTGATGTTCCATAACGGTGTTTAATGTAGTTGATTGCAGCGAGCAAGTTGTCATATCCGTTACGGATATTATTGTGTCCTGCGTGCTTGTAAGCGTCAAATGTTGGTTGAATAGTTTGCATCAAACCAATGGACGGTGTACCAGCTCTTGCGTTACTGTCCCAGTTGTTTTGTACGTTAGGGTTACCACCAGATTCACGCTGAATAGTTGCCAAAATCTTAGACACACGGAAGTCATTCGGCTCGATACCGTTAGCCTTCAAGGCTCTAACAACCGATTCACGCCAACGAGAAACACCAGTACCTTGCGGACCGTCTTCACCGCCACCCGCTGGGCTGAGCAATGGGCCAAGTGTTTTCTTAATCCAGTCGAACATGCCACCAACTTGTCGTTTAATCAACGTTTGAAGTGGGTTATTTCGGTCCTTGAGTGGTTTACTATCATCACCACTACTACTTCCACTGTCTCGAACACCGAAATCAAGGAAGGTAGCAGCGTTTGAAATATGACGTCCGGCGTATTGGTGATACTGACCATTCCCACCGTAGTTGTATTCTTCACCATCGTAAGTATCGCCATGAACTGCGGTTACAAAGTCAACGTGGTTGCTTGAAACAGGACCGCCAGTGTAGACGGCTACTGTACCCGGTTTTGGTCTACTTAAGTGTGGTACACTCGCAGAAATCCACTGATTACCATTACCGAGGTGACTAAATAGACTAGGTTTAACACCAAGGTTGGCCAAACGGCTGGCAACGAATGATACACACTCACGATAGAAGTAACCCCAAGGGTCTGCACCAGCGTCTTTCGCTTTATCTTTGAATCGGTAATCGTCACCTTTAGCGCCCATTGCCACTGTGCCTTCATCCATTGAGGCATTAGCCATAGACCAAAGCTCTTTCCACCAGTTCTTGGCTTCTTCGATTGGTTTCTTGTACAATGCGTTACCGAGTGGGTTAAACATACCGGCTAACTTATCAGCGTTAGGGCTGAATTTTTTAGCTAATGATCCAACCGGGTCTTTAACAACATCGGTCACAAACTCAATCATCTTCATGAATTTGTCAACACCGTTCTTCATTGTGTCCCAGACTGAGCCCGCCACGTTGGTAGCAGTATCCCAGATTTTAGACCAGAAACCAGTGCCTTTTGCAAAGGCTCCACGTTCTACGCCCATAAGCATAGCCAATTCGCTAGCATTGATGACCTCTGAGCCAGCAGGCAAGAGATACTCGACGTTTCGCCCTTGTGGTAAGAATGACTGCCCGTTTGGCAAAATAACCATTTCTTGGTTGTTTGTCTCTGGGCTATCGTAGCCGTCGTTTAGAGTGGCAAGCGTAGGCTTGGTAATTGGGTTTCGGTATGAGCTAAACATACCAGTACCACCGGCAAACTTAACTTTCGGAATTTTAGAGATAGCTTCCTTGCTACCACCAAAATCAGAAATCAGTTTGTTGATGCCATCGATACCAGCGTTTGGCAATGCAATGACGGCATTAATACCATCACCGGCAAGTTTCTTCATGCCGTCCCACATTTCGCCAAAGCCTTTTTTCACGTTATCCCACGTATCTTTGAAGAACTTAGCGATATTAGTCAAGGCATCGGTAATCAGTTTGGTAATGTTAACACCAAATTTTTCTTGCGTTAACGCTCCAATCTCATCCCATTTTTTAGATAGGAATTTCTTAGAATTTTCCCAACCGTCAAACCAGTTCTTATTGATACCCTTGTGGTGTTTGTCAATATCCTTACCAAGGGCAGTCATGGCTTCCGTAGCATTGCCCTTGATACCTTCCCACGTTTTAGATGCGAATTTCTTAACGTTGTCCCACTTTTCGCCCCAATCTTTTTTAAGGCTGGTCATGTGTTTTGCAACGCCTTTCGCCATATCTTTGACATGGTCCACTGTGCCATCGACAAATTTCTTGAATGGCTTGTTGTGCTTATACATCAACTCAAACCCAGCTACTACTGGATTAGAGATAACAAGCAATTTCTTGGCGGTGTTCGTAAAGGCTTTAATACCTTTCTCACCGCCAGTGAAGTAAGTCTTGGTCTTTTCAAAACCTTTCTTGGTGCTCTTGGTCATTGAGTCCATCGCACCAGTCCAGGTCTTCTTCATGCCGTCCCATGTTTTGCCGAGCCATTTACCAGCATTAGAAAAACCATCCTTGATGCTCTTAACGATACCATCAACGAATTTCTTGAATTTCTTGTTGTGCTTATAGATTAAAGCAAACGCCCCAGCAATCGGATTGGCAATAAATAAAAGGACTTGTTTCCAGTCCTTTTTGAAGAAATCAATGATCTTACCAAAGATTTCTTTAGTCACTTTGAAAATCTTGTCAAAGGCTTTTTTGGCAGCGCTAAACATGCCGTCTACAAAGGCTTTGAATTTCTTGTTGTGTTTATAGAGCAACACTAGGGCAGTGATAGCCGTAGTTACCGCAACCACGATTAAACCAATGGGATTGGAAGCCATTGCTAGATTCATTGCTTTTTGGGCTGCCGTCATACCAACCGTAGCTGTTCGCCATGCGTGGATACCTTTAACGACTGCCGTGATACCTAGAGCAACTTTAGAGCCTACGAAGTAAGCAGCGAACAAAGAACCGACTGTTTTAATAGCTGTTTTATGTTTTGCAATACCGCCTAAAGCCTTGGACAGTGATGTAACTGGCCCTTTAGCTTTCTTACCGTTACCAGTCATGAGATTGAAAGCCCCAGCGACACTTTTAATCATGTCTACGGCTACTTCCCAAACACCACCGGCAAAATCTTTACCAATGCTAAACACTGCACCCAGACTGTCTTTGGTTTCTTTGAAGAAAGCTACAATTTTAGGGGCATTGTTAGCAATGGTTTTACTAACATTGTCAACGACCTTGTTAAGACCGTCCATAAAGCCATTGAGCTTGTCCTTGCCATCGCCGAGATTAAACACTTTTGAAAAAGCGTCCAGGATAGTGCCTAGACCTTTAGAAACGTGCTCCCCTAAGTCTTTAAACTTGGTTTCAGTGTTAGGGTCAGCGACCCAATCCCCAATCTGTTGTAAGAATGGGTTTTTCATTTTATCGATCGGGTCACGGAATGCAGCGACTACCGCCGGCATACGAGACTGGATAGTTCTTTCAAGACCACCAATGGTAGTCGAGAAGTTAGCGGTGGCGTCCTTGTATTTGTCTTGCAACTCGAACAAGGCTTTTTGTGCCATCTCAGCGGTGATTTTGCCGTCTTTCTGTAGCTCTGCATATTTATCGGCGGTCATGTCTGCAATGCCAAGCTCTTGTGCAGCTACTTCTTTAAGTTGGTTTTTCATCTCTGGGAAGACATTGATGATTGACATCATGTCTTGCCCTTGGACCTTACCATTGGCAATCATTTGCGCCCATTGCGTAGCGAAATTCTCAACGGCTGCATCGGTCTGACCAAACGCATCTTGCAAGGTCAAAATGGCTTGTGTTTGCTGTTTAGTTAACTCGGTGTTGTGGGTAACGGCATAGAATTTTTGGTTCATGCCGTCAACCATTTCTGTTGAGTTGGCCGCAGCTTGTGCCATTTGGTTGGTCATATCGACCATTTTTTTGCCTTCTTCAGCATTACCGGTTAAGGTTAACCAAGTGGCGTTCATGGTTTGTTGGTATTTAACATACTCAGCACTGGACTGTGCGATTTCGTCAAACTTACCCTTAATAGCTCCCAACGCATTCTGGAAACCATTGCTGATTAGGTTAGCCGCAAACGTAGCGCCAAAGATACCTTTCAAACGTGAGGTTTTATGTTCAGTTTCACTGACTTCACTTCCCAAACGCTTGAAGCTATCTTTTAAGCGACCTATGAACGTACTAGAGCGTTGACTTTGCTCGATTTCATCATTCAACTTGTCAGCGGCGTTCCTAGTGTGTGCAAGACTAGTAGCCGTTTCGTCTAAACGTTGCTTTTGCTTGCGGTATTCATCGCTAGTCTTCCCAGACTGTTTAGCGACACGCTCAAGCATTTCTTTTTGGGTCTCATACTGCTTATTTAAATTAGTAATTGAACCCTTGTATTGCTTGAGTTGTTCCTGCCTAGCTTCGTCTTCCTTACCCTCTGCTTTCAGACGCTTGATGTAAGTGTCTGAAGATTCGTTTTGGGCTTTGTATTCCTTTTGAAGCTCTGCTAGTCCAGACCTATGATAATCAAGGCTATTCTTAGCTTGGCGCTGTTGGTTTTCCAACGATGCCAACCGTGTAGTAGCTTGGTCAATCTGTTGTTGGTACTTAAGATACTGTTCGGCAGTTTCAGCGGTACTCCCTTTAAGTTGAGACTGTTCTTGTTTCAGTTTCTCAATCTTATGTTGTTGATTTTGGATAGCATTGCCCAAACCATCGTACTTGGCTTGTGCTGCACCTAAGTAGTCACCAGCGCTACGCATTTGGCTTTCTTGTGCCTTCCATGCGTTCGTAGAGCTATTAACTAACTGAGTTAGTCGTTTAATCGAGTTAGCCGCTTGTAACGTGTCTAAGGCGATTTCGGTGGACATGGTAGCTTGTACTTTTGCCATGTATTGTTTTTCCTCCTTTCCTTAATTTTTTAGAGTAAAGATGTTGGATCTACCATCCTATCTTCTTCCTCTTTGGCATTTAGAATTTTCATCAACTCGTAATAATCGGTATCGTAGTATTGATCTAGCGTCCACCCAAAACCTTGAATTGATTTTTTAGCAACAAGCTTTAAGTCCTCAATGCTATTTTCTAAATCAAAAATCTGTTCCCCTTTAGATTTTACTCTTTTGGGTCAGTTTCACCAGCGGCATTTTCAAGTTGTTCGTCTGTCAATCCGTACATGTAGCCCACCAATTTTTCAGCAATTTCTTGTGTGCGGACATTATCCAAATCAAGCAATTTGTCATAGGCTTCATCATCCAAGTTAAGAACGGCACGAATGAAACTGAGCATTTCTTTAAGGATTGTGAAGCTTGCTTGTGCTTGCTCTTGTGTGTCCCCATCTTCGACAGTATCGCTAATCTTAAGGACTGCCAATTGGTATTCGTGCATACGCAACACATTGCGGTTACTTGTTGTAACCTTGAATGCTTTCTTGCTGATTTCCGGAATTTGAATAGTTCTGATTTCCATTTTATCTTTACTCCTTTTTAACAAAAATAGAGGTCAGGCCATGAGCCCGACCTCTTGCGAATTATAGACTGTTTGATGCAACAGGAAGGACGTATCCTCCGAAGACTTCTTTAAACATATTTGTTTTGTCGAAGTTAGATGCTCCAGAATAATATTTCTTGTAAGGCTCACCACCAAACGCATCCGCTGACAAGGCGTTGAATGTCATGTTGTCGTCTTGGCGAGTTTGGGCAGTGTCAGTATCTGTTGCAACGTTTTGAGTTGATTCTTGCATGATACCGTTAGCAAAGCCAAAGAATACTGAGTGTTTGCGATCAAGTGTTTCAGATTCAATCAATACCGCTGTGTGTGGTTTCTCACCGTCCATCACATAACCACCTTTGCCATCTGGTTTGAAACCAAGCATTTTTTGTTTAATTTCAAAGTCAAGGTTATTGAAGTCAAAAGCTACTGTTGGTGAACCCGGTGCGATCATTACATCTTGTACTGAGTTATTCCCGGGAATTTTAGTCGCTTGACCTTCCAAGTTTGAGATGTTAGCGGTACGAGTACCAAGCATTTTAGAATCGACTTCGATAACACCTTCTGTTGAAAGGCCATCATTGCCTTTAAGTAGTTTTTGGGTTTTAGGGTCAACCAAAGCAAGTCGAACCATTTTCAAACCTACAATTGCCATATAGTAATTTCTCCTTTGTTAAATTAATTTATCGAGAGCAACAAAAAAGACCGCCGTGATCTGCAATGTATCGGGGTCTATGCTATGTTCTCTCATATCTGTAATTGAGTAGTGTTCAGATTTTAGGAATTTCAGCAATTCCATTTCAAAGGCTTCGATATCAAAATCAATATCAGCCTTGTAAAAAATCTGTACCTCTACTCTATCTGTTTTACTGAAAAAGGTATTGTTTCCGCTTAAGTCAAGGGATGGGTTGCTTTCTGTGAGCAAAACGATTGTCTTATCGGTGTTTTCTTCGAGCTCTTTAGGCAAGTTGTTTGCATATACTTCGCTTATTTCACCAAATTCTTTGCCGTCAATTAGCTCTTTTAGTTTTACGGTTGCTAACACTTAATCACTTCCCTCCTTTTCTGCGAATGAGTTTCTCATATTCCTCTTTTTCTGCTAATAGCACCTTCCTTTGGACAGCACTATCGTTTTGGACATTGGTAACGAAATGATCAGCACGATATTTCTTGGTGCCGTCATTTAATCGTCTGGCATTTTGGGCGTGGTAATTGTTTTTCCATCCTACGGTTGCCACACCGTTCTTTCTGCCGTCCGCATTAGTGGACTGGACAGATAAACCGTCAGCCATGTGCCCATACTTCAAATGTTTCTTATTTGAGTAGTGTTTCTCACGGGTTACATCTTCTAACTCCTTTTGAAACACTTTTGCGCCAGCGGTGGTAATCTTAGCTTGTTCCGCTGGTGTTAAATCGCCAATACTGGCTACTGTTTCAAGCCAGCCCTCTAGCGCCTTATCAAGCCCTACCATAGCCATCACCCAACTTTCTTGCGTTTTCTCAAAGTCAGAAAGTCGTAGCGGTTAAGCCCAAAGTTTTCATTTGGACTAACTCGTACAATGTCATACTGAGTACCGTTTAGGACGGCCACTTGACCTTCAATCACTTTAGCATTGTGCCGAATGACGATAACTTTTGTATCGGTCTCGCCATTCTGTTGGGCCAAATACTCTTGATTGAGTGTGCGAGTGTGGGGTTTATAATGCAGCGTAAACTGTTTCACGAATTTTGGCACGCTCACACCCGTAAACTTGTTAGGGGTGCTTTGGTATGTACCAAAATCAGCCTTGAAACGAAAATCTGAGGGTAAATATCTAACTTTAGGCATTAGTCACATCTTTCTTCACTGTACGTTGCGTATAAGCCCCTTAATTGCCCGATTATGCTATTCAATGTGAGATTGACAGGATAAGTCACCGTGTCTGTTAAAGCCACTCTATAGGTGAAATATGAGCTTGTGAGGGCTATTACAGCCGTGTCGTATAGAGATTCTACACTTTCGAGGTCATAGAATTTCTTATCGCTACCGACTGCATTGATAATGTACTGTTGAGCCGATTCAATGTAAGCTGGAATGAGTGCAGTGTCGTCTGTCTCATCCAGATTGAGGGTCTGCATGATAGTTTCCTTAGATACACTCATTACTTACCTCCTAATTAGGCTCCTGGTGTAAGATTAGCTTTTTGGTCAGCAATCGCTTTGAATGACGCTGGAACAAATGCTTCTTCATCTGTTTTAACAACATCGAAACGGTCAATCACACGTACTTTTGTTGTATCAGTTTCGAATGCTCCACCACCGATGTTAGTAGAGAGCAATGACAAGTGTTGACGGTCAAACAATGTTACTGCTTGTTTCAAGTCACCAAAGTAAAGTGGCATAGCTCCACCAGTGCCATTAGCAAGCCAACGGTCAGATACTTCTTTAACTGTGAAACCATCAATTGAGTATCCAGTAGGTGATTTCACATCACGTTCCATCAAGTAATCACCCATTGCATTCTTAACTTTCTTAAGGGCAGTGAAGCCTGAAGTGTTAGTCAAGAAGAATGAGGTTTGTTTGATTGCTGGGTCAACTTTAGCTTCAAGATCAATGATGTCATCCCATTTAGCCAATGTTGGTTTAGTTGGAAGTGTTGCAATAACTTCCAAAATGGCTTTGTTACGAGTAACAACGACTTTCTTGGCAATCCAACCAGACAACCATGCAAGGATATTTTCAGCAGAATCAGCAAGCAAGCTGTTAGTTACTGTTGAGATACCGGCATAGCGTTTGATAGCGTAGCGGATAAGAGAAAGTTTTGGATCGTCGTTTTGACCGATTTGACCAGCTTCATCATCAATTTTATTAAGACCAGTAATATCAGCCCATTTTTCGTAAACACGAGAACCAGTAAGAGTCGTTACGTTTTCAACGTTTACGTATTCTTGCAACGAGTCGTATTGGCGAACCAATGTATTGATAGCTGTACGGATATCTTGAGGGATAGTCAAGCCAGCGTCAGCACCAGTGCCGTCTGTTTTAGAATCAAGCAAGTTTTGGTAACGACCACGAACGAGGTTTTTAAAATCTTTAACGAAGTTAGCTTTAACTTCTTCTTCGTTCTCAGTCAACGGTTTCTTGTCTTCTTCAGACATATTTGCAACTTCACTAGCACGCGCTTCTGTGTACTGTTCTTTGAACATGTCACGCTTCATTTTCGCAGTGTCACGCTCATTTTTGATTGCTTGCAATTCTTCAGTGGTTACTGAATCATCAAGCATAGCTACGTTAAGTTTTTCATTCAAGTTTTCGACCTTGTCGCCTTGAGCAACCCAAAGGTCATGCAATTCGTTTGATGTTTTCATCAATCATCTTCCTTTCATTCTTCAAGTAAAATCGCCAATTTCTGCTCACGCAATGAATTGGTTTTAGGTGTAGCAATCATATTCTTAAATTTAGTGATTGCTGATTTGCTTGGTAGTTGATGTACGGCATTAGTAACCATGATTTCTTCTTCATCATCGTTAAAGAACATAATTTCATCCGCAAAACCTTTATCAACGGCAGTTTTAGCATTAAGCCATGTCTCTTTAGCCATGAGATCTAACAATTCTGGTTGTTTAAGTCCAGTTTTCATCTCGTAAGCCAAAGCAATAGATTCATCAATGCTATTCAATACTGCTGATTGATGTTCCAAATCATCGCTATTACCGACAATACCAGTAGACGCTTTGTGAATCATAATATGTGCCGTTGGACTGATACGAACAGTATCGCCAGCCATAGAAATGACACTCGCAGCACTAGCCGCAAGCCCTTGTACATTAACCACAATACGCTTACCACTGGCTTTAAGCATTGTATAGATTTCGCTAGCTGCGAATACATCACCGCCATTTGACGCAATATTAAGCGTAATTTCTTCGTCTTCATCGTTAGCAATGGCATCTTGTACCAGTTTAGGATAGGTACTAGACATGCCGAAATACTCATAAAATGCCCCGGCATCATCGCTTACAATATCGCCTTTAATGTCAATCTTGCCCATTTATCTCACCTCCTTTCAATGTGGTCCTATTAGGGTTCTTACCCTCTGGCAACTCTTTAGGTAAAATCTCGGCTTGTTGCAAAATATACAAGCCTTGATTCTGTGCAAGTGTGCCACTTTTAACCATGCTGTTGATACGGCTGATATAGTTAGCACCAGTCGGATCAACCGCTGGGAAAATATCTGCGTCCACATCGCATGAAAGTTTCTGAGATAACTCACTAAGGAATGGCCTTAAGTAGCGTGCTACCGCTTTAGAATAGACATTTGAACTCATTTCTAGTGAGGATTGTTGGTCTCCTTGTCCTCCGACTACATTCTCTGGGATACCGTAGACTTTTGCAAATTGTCCGGTCGTCCAGTCCGCTTGCTTAAGTAGTTGGGCCACGTTGGACTTGATTTCAAGAGGTGTGAAATCTTCTAAATCATCTAGTACCAACGGACCACCTTGCATTTGCTTCATTGCTTGCCGTGAGCGTGAGACTTTAGTTTTGAAATCGAGCAATCCACCGCCCTTGATTTTCAAAATACCATTGGCGTTTAGGGCGTTCTTAAGAGAGTTAAGCGTTAACTTATCACTAGCTTTTTGAATATCTAGTTCTCTACCAAGAGCCATCAACGGACTTACGCTTGTCAAACCACCGTCCACAGATAGCAATCTAAAGTGTAAGATATCGCTTTGTGGAACGTGCTGCTTTGGCGGAATACGTGGATCATCAAACGTAATGTTGTAGTAAAGGCCATTCTGATTGTCCAATCGGTTGAAAGTGACTTGAGACGGTCTCAAATATTCCCACTTCATATCACGGCCATTGTCATTACGCCATCGATAGGCAAAGGCTTCCCCACCCAAAAGCATTTGAGCAAAGATTGACTGATAGAAATTAAAGCGGTTAGCATTGTTTGACGGGTTATCCACGATACCTTGCATTTGTTTTCGGCTGGTCGTTAGCTTAGCTGTCGCAAGGTCATTGGATAGCTGACTGATAATAGAGAATAGGTCCGAGTTTTTAAGAGCAGTTTCGGCTGAAACCCACTCACTACCATTCAAGGTAGCTAAAAACTCTGGATCAGTAATATCAAAAAAGCCCCCTTGATTGCTCGGTGGGCTTTCGGTCGCTAAATTAAATATCGGCAATTATTATCACCTCCTTTCTAGCCTTTCTTGCTAGCTAATTCACTCACTAGCCCAGCTAGTACGAATGTGGTGGTCATGCTGACACCAAACCACACGTAGCCAATATGGTAAGTGGTCACATTAAGCGAAATTGCAGCTAAAATGAACATCAAAATGTCAAAAATAGCCCAAATCGCCTTAAAAAACTTTAAAATCATGTCTTAATACTCCTCTAATAGCCCACTGTCTGGGTTTTTCAACCAATTTAAAACGGCCTCTTGACTCATGTGTTCGACCTTCCACGTTGGATTGTTAGTAATAGCGTAATCTTCGAACGCATACATGCCATCATAAAACGCATCGATAAGAGCATCCACCACGTCGATTTTATAGGTTGATTTCATTTTATCGACTTGAATACCGATGTTATCCTCTTTAATCACTGCATTTATCAAGGCTTTTCGCATGATTTCATCATCAAGGCGGGTGATATTGCCTTCGATAAAGAGCGTTTGAAGGAATTTAGTAGGGTCTTTCAACTCGCTTGTTCGTTGTCTAATTGGCATCATCGGGAAACTGGTGTTAGACTCCAAAGCCTTGATAATCTTTGATACTCCCATAGCGTCATAGCCAAAGAAAACCACATCAAGCTGATTGTCTTCGACATAGTCACAGAACCACCGATAGACTTCTTCTGGATTGATTAGACCTTGTGGGTGGCTTGTAATCGTACAAAAGCCCTTGGTTTCCAAATCCCGATAATTGACACCGTCCTGTTCCATCTTGGCTTCTAACGATCCCGCTTGTTGCCAAGGAATGAAACTGTGTTGTTCGATGTGCCATTTCTGACTACCATCTTCAGTAACGTAGGGATAGACGAAACCAATGGCTGTGTTATCGCTAAACATTGACGCATCCAGTCCAACATATACACGCTTGCCCTTGATGTCAAATTCATCAACGACTGCATTTTCAATATCGTCTAAATCAAGAAAGCTATTGCTATCTGCCAATAGCCAGCAATTCATGTTCTTAACTTGGAAGTCAGCAAGTTTACCCATGAGTAGTTTCTTGTCACGCTCAGAAAGTAGCCCTTTCATCAATCCATCTTTTAGTTTTGGATGATTTAGCAAAGGATTGCTTTTCGACCACGTTTCCGGTTTAAAAACTTCTTCCAAGTTATCTTGAGACCAGATTAGACATAACTGGTCATCACCAGACCGGTCAAAGTCACGCTCCATAATCTCAATCAGTTTCTTTTGCTCTTGGTGAAACGGAACATCGGGCGTTTGGTAAGAAGTCGAAATCTCAATAAATCGTGAGCCCTCAGTGTTAACTTGCCCGGATGTGATTTTAGAAATACCTTCATCCGTTCTAAGCTCACCAACCTCATCAGCTACGGCTAATTTAAAGTGCTTACCATCAAATTTACCAGATTCAAATGAAATGGTATGGATGGTATTGGCATCTACAAGCGATTTAATTTCTCGTGAGTATAATTGAACTTGCGTTTCCTCTGCTAACGACTTAAACGGCTCATTCTCGATGATTCTTGCCATCATAGATTTAACATAAGTGTATAGCTTCATCGTTTGGTCGAAGTTTAGCGAACTAACAAGAAAGTCTTGGTTACTTTGCCCGATAATCTCAATCAGATAAGAGAAATTAAGGCAGATACCAGCTATCATCGTTTTCCCTTGCGAACGAGCAATGGAAATAATGATGTTTGAAAACCTTGGTACATCGTCTAAATCAAACCACGCAAAGAGTTGGGCAAATATGAAATACTGCCAATCCATAGGCTCTAGTTTTTGGCTAAGATCATCAACGTTAGGCACTAAAGACAAGAATTTCAAGAAACGGTTAAACGCATCAACCGAATAGACATAAGGAAAATCGCTATCCCCTTGTCTTTGCAAATCTCGGAGGTGTCTAAAACATGCTAACTGGATATTGTAGCCAGCGACAATCTTACCATCTAGCACATCAAAACAGTATTGCGTGCCGTAATCTATGTAAGTTTTTCGCTCATAAGAAAAATCGATACTTTTATAAGTACCGATTACATCTTTTGACTTGGTTAAATCAATCTTTTGCATGTTTCACCTCCTTTATTTGAAGAATGCCGCCATCTTGTCTTTCATCGAAGAATTATCCGCTTGACTTCCGGCTATCTCAGCCAATTCAGCCCTTCCTTTAGGTGTTAGACCTAGTTGGATGCCTATTTTATTAAGGGTTTCAGCAGCGTCTTTCATCGTCGCAACGGCTGGGTTTTTCTTAAACCCCATTGATTGCTCGCCTAAAATTTCACCGGTTCCGGGCGATTGAATAACTTTGATAATCTCGGTTTGGATACCGTTTTCTTTCACGTCCTCATAGGCTTTCTTGTAAATCTCGTAAGTCGTGCAGTAGGTTTCCACTAGGAAGGTATCGATACGCTCGACCTTTTCAGTAGCTTTTAAAAATGGAATGATTTTAGTCCAAACCGTTCTCGCCACAGTGCCTAGATAGTTTGGCGGGTCAAGCGGTAGAAAACGGTCATTTTGCTTGTAAAACGGCTCTCGCCTTGCTGGGGACTTATTCGCCACTTCCTCACCTCCTAAATCGTAAATCTGACCCTTGTTAAAACCCCTCAAAATTGGCGTGCGGTGTAAGAGGACACCTTGCGGCGGCTCTCCTTGGCACGAGAAAGGGGCGGGGGTCAATTTTAAATCGTGTCGAGGGTTATTATACCACCCTTATTATAAAATCGTGCTATGGGCTTATTAGAGGGGTTTAACGACGTCCTCTTTTTTCCGGGCTATTAAATCCGCCCACGCTGCCACGGAAAGTCGTAGCTCCGTGTTCTGTTTTGTCCTATTTTGACCAGTACCATAGATTTCTTGTTCTAATGTCCGCTTGGTATTATCGCAACTTCTGCACGTTGCTACCACGTTTGAAATTTCAGTCCTAAGTTCTGGCGCAATTTCAACGGGTGTAACGTGGTCGCCTATGCGTGCGTCTGGTGTGGTCACACCCAACGCTAGACAGTACTGACATAGATAGTTGTCACGTTCTAATGCAATCTTACGAATAGAAGACCAAGTCTTTGAACGATAGAATGCATAGCGTTCCTTGCTCTCATCATCTCTGTTCCTTACTCGCTTATTGTATCTAGTGCGTGAATATCTCTGTCGCTCTTCCATGTATGCTGCTTCCATACTGTGGTGTGTCGTACAGTAGTGTGCTGGTCTCTCTGTTAAGGCACGGCACCCCTCTGCCTTACATCGTCTGACCATTGGCATTGGCATACCTCCTTTCAGATAAAGTAAAAGAAGAACACCACTGTGTCCTTCTGATTCGATAATACTATATTACCACGTCGTAAGTATGATGGAGTATGGATTGGTATATACCACTATAGATTAGTCCAAATACTTCTCAGCTTGTCTTAACTTAACGTAGTAGGTAGCTTTACTAAAGCCCATGCGGTCACATATCTGCCAGATATCTAGCTGGTCTATGTAAACCATTTGCAGTAGGGACCTAGCATCTATATCCCCCACGTTTGCTATCTGTCTGCGAAACTCTAGCTTCTGCTTAATAGCTTCAGCCGTGAAGCGTTCTACTTCTTCACGAGCCGTCATGAGTTCGACATAGATATCATCCTTACCCTTACGCTTACCACCTTGCACCATATCCGTTTGCATAGCTCCAGCCGTTATTTTGAGCGCTTGCGATTCCAGTCTTTTAATCTGTTCTATCTGACTGTCAATATATCTATCAAGCGCCTTGATTTGTTGCAGCCGTTCAACTGTTCTCATAAATTCGTTTCCTTTATGGTATAATAATATTATTAGCGTTTGAACAGTCCTAGGCATTAGTCTGGGTCTTTTTTTATACAAGAATAAAGAAGGATTAGGGTACCACCTCCCATGCATTAGATTTAGCCATGCCACCAGCAATGCAAGGCTAGGATTGAAAAAATCAAAAAGGATTCCTCGATTCTATAACTTATTATTTACTGGATTTTTGGTGTCGAGGTCTGTCAGCTCGACAGTGTTAAAAAAGTGTTAAAAAAGTGTTCAAGCCACTAAAAATCTATATTTATTTTTTAGCTTCATTTTTTTATTTTTAGTGATGACAGACAATAGCTAGTGAGGGAGTCGAACCCTCGTAAACCGTTCTAGCTACACGCCTAGTGCATAGGCTGTATATAGGGCTTTTCTGACCGTTGCTTTATTACGACCTACCTTGCCCTTAGTTCTATATTCTAAGGTGATGCGGTCAATCTCACTATCTAGGCTCTCTGACCATTCGTAATGATTAAATACATACTTAGCTATCTCGCTGAATAGCTCTCTGGACAGCAATTCTTCTAACTGAATCACCTTGCGAGGTGTTAGAGCGGCGTGTTCTGAGTAGACAGCGTTGATGACGCTTTGAATCGTCATAGCTTCTTTTTTTGAACACCCCTTAACATCCATAATATGCTTGACAACACCGTTAGGATAAGTCTTTCTAAGCACTTCAACTTCTGCACGGAACCGCTTGAAAAGGTGTTCTGGCAGTCCTGCGTTGGTTTTCTCCAACACTGGGCGCGTGGTTTTACCTCTAGTGTAATTAGTTGACAGATAGTCTTGAAGGTCGTCGAATAATTCATCAGAAATGATGCCTTCCAAGCGGTCGACAGTTTGGGGCGATATCCTCGCACGTTCCACCACCGCACTATTGAATGCTTGATAAATGATGCGAGCTTGTACTTCACTGCACTGTTTCACATCTTGAAAAAACTGTTTATAGGAGCCTTTTTTGTGTGTTTTTCTAAGTGCCGCATGTTCACTGACTAACCGTTGATATAATTCCTCGGTCAATCCGGAATACTTGTATCTAACACTCATGAGCCACGTCCTTTCAGATAGCTGGGGATATCATCCCCGACTTGCACGCTATCGTACTGCTCCTTGCTCACTAGAAACTTACCATACGCCCCACAATCAAGCGTGTAGAGTTTTCCGACCATTTCTTTTCCGGTAATTTTTCCATGCAATACAGTGGCATTGTCAGCCTTATGCACCACGATGGCTTCTACTGGTCGATTGACCACGCTGATCACTGTACCAATGTTAATGGCTAGTGATACCACTAACAGAATTATGGCAATGGATAGATCTTTATGTTTTTTCATAGATACCTCGCTATTTCTTTAATAACATTCACGGTAACACTGTTCCCAGCTTGCTTGTAGAGCTGACTATTACTGTTCACTTCTTGCGCTTTATCAAACGCCCAATTTGGGAAACCTTGCAATCTCCAACACTCTCGAGGTGTTAACTTGCGAATACGGAAACTGGACTCTACCACACCTTGGCTCTCACCAGTCAATAGAGTATTAGCGATTTGTTTTCCAACTCTCACTCTACGTGTTTTAGAGTTTGGGTGCGACAGATTAACACTATCTCCCACGCTTGCTTCAGCATAGCCTTGCTTAGTTGCTTCACGGACACGGATTTTGGGTTCTAATCCACCACCTTGCATCGTTCTTATTGTCGGTGAGATTCCATCCGTTTCGTAAACCACTCCACTTTGATTGAAATTAGGTTGCAATACCCCAAATCGTTTTATGGTATTGGTTTTTACTGCTATCTTCTGTCCTTCTCCCTTGTTTGTTGTAAGCGTAGGAGCTAGACCTTCAACTCGATAGACTTCTCCATTCATGCCATTTCCAGACGGATTAACATTCCCGATTTTCATGACTGACTGATTACTAATTGACTGACTTTCTCCTCCGATAGGAAAAATCTTTCGTCCACTTTCTCCTCTAAGATGTCCGATAATGAACACACGCTCCCGGTTTTGTGGTACTCCGAAATCTTTACTGTTAAGCACTTGCCACTCCACATCATACCCGAGTTCATCCAACGCTGAGAGGATGACCTCAAAGGTATCTCCTTTGTCGTGATTAAGGAGTCCTTTGACATTTTCAAGGAATAAATACTTAGGTTTGAGTATAGATGCGAACCTTGCGATTTCAAAGAAGAGAGTTCCTCTAGTATCTTCGAATCCTCTTCGATTTCCCGCAATGCTGAAAGCTTGGCACGGAAATCCTCCGCAGATTGCGTCAACGTGTCCGATGCTTCTGATTTCGTCGTCTGTGACTTGTGTGACGTCATGTAGTTCTATTTCTCCTTCAGTGTCGTGAATTGCTTTGTAACTTGCTCTAGCGAATTTGTCAATTTCACAAAATGCCACGCATTCATGTCCGGCGCTCTCCATCCCAAAACGGAAACCACCGATACCTGCAAATAGGTCAATAAATTTCAAAGGTCTTCCTCCTTGACAAAGTTATCATCAATCATCACTCCTTTTCTATCTTTAATGTCGTTATAAGCGATTGTAAGGCACTCTTCAACGTCGTATCCTAATTGTAGACATAGAACAATCAGTGTTACGATAGAATCTCCTATGGCGTCTTTTAGCGACCATTCTGGGTTTTCAAAATCAGACGGTCTCAGAAACACGTCTCTGATTTCCCCGACTTCTTCCGTTACCTTCATCCACTGAGTTTTAGGGTTGCTTTTATCTAATCCGTGACTGATAGCCCATTCGTTAACTTTTGTGACTAGCTCTGGAATTCCGTCATAAGCCATCTACTCCACCTCCTCAACTTCAATACCTAAATCTACTAATTGTGTCTTTAAATTTTTGATCGTTTGTTTCAATGCGTCATTGATTGCGTCTGATAAAATTTTCGATGTTATTTCCATAGTTTTTTCATCAAAAAAGAATCTCTTTTTAATTGCCACCCTGAATCTTGGTTCTTGTTTTATAATAAAAACTTTGTCAAGAGGTGACAGTTTGTAGTTGATAAATTTTTCCAATTCTTCAATCTGTTGTCTAATTTCTTCTGCTTTTTTTAACTCTAATAAATCCACCTATTCCACCTCTTTCACTTCCACGCCTGGGCAGTCGAACACCCAGCCGAGATTCAATTTTTCGAGGTCGTTTTTCGTGAAATCCATCCTAAAGCCTGGAGAGAAATGAAGATTCCCCTCATCGTTGCATAAGTATTGATTAGTGACTTTGATTCTGACAGTGTACTTCGTCTCTTTCTCGACCTCATACCCAAACTGGTGCATGTTGACGAGGACACTAAAAGGGCTTGTTTTGCCACTAATCAGCCATTCTTGGAAGTCAGTCAAAACGCCACAGTTGTATTTTTTTTCAGTCTGGCAGACCTCTCGATACAGATTTATCTCCAATTCATCCTTATGCACCTCATACCAATCCGCCACATACTGCGGC